GGAAGAAAACAAATGACCTTATGCGATGACTGCCTAGAGATGGTGCCGATTGTCAGACGAATGAAAGACGTTACGGGGGAGAAGCTCCGACCATTGGCTTTATGCCCCGCATGTGCCCTTAGAAGAAAGGAGAAACGGAATGAGTGACAAGTCGCTCGGTGAAGAATTGGCGGAGTACATTGAGGCGCTGTCGGACGAGTTACTTGACGTGATCGAGTATTACGAGAACCGGGGGCGGTTTGACGACAAATCGAAAGACAAGCTAGTTCGGGTGCTGCATGGCCTCGAGCCTATCCAGCGCTTTGTCCGGCATGCGGAGTACGAGAAAGATGATTGAAAAGACGATAAGCATTGGCCCGATATGCGCTGATCTGAAAGCCAAGGGCGAGCATGAGGCGGCTGAAACGATTGAGCGGATTGCGGACAGCAACGCGGAGCTGGGTGACAACAATATCGTGCTTGATCGTATGGTGGCTGAGTTGCTGGACGTGCTGGACAAAATACTGGCAGGAGGTTTGCCAGATAATCGGGAAGAAGCAGAGAAAGTTATGGCTAGGGCTACGGGAGAAATGGAATGAGTTTGATTACCTATGACCAGCTTTGTGATCTGGTGTTTGAAGCGACTCTTGAAGGCGCGGACACTGACCAAGTCAACGCAGCCAGCGTTGATCTTCACTTGGGAGATACGTTGCTGGTTGAGAGATACGGCGGCGTTTCTGTTGACCTGTCTAAAAAGGAGAAGCCGCCTATGGAACAGGCGCCTCTGGGCGAGGACGGTCTATGGTGGCTGGAGCCTGGTGAGTTTGCGCTGGCGGAGACCCGTGAGGTTTTTAACCTGCCCGACTGGATCGCCTGCGAGTTCAAACTGAAATCGTCTCTTGCTCGCGCTGGTCTGAATCATGTGCTGGCTGGCTGGGCTGACCCCGGATTCAATGATGCGACGCTGACGCTTGAGCTTATCAATGCGCTACGAAAGAACTGTCTTGGGTTAAAACCCGGCATGAAGATTGGGCAGGTTGTTTTCTGGCAAGGGGAGCGTGTTCCGCCTGACGCAAGTTATTCAGTGCGCGGTCGCTACAACGGCCAGCGTGGGGCGACTGCGAGCAAGGGGGTTTGGTGATGCGTGTTGAGGGGTTTCTGGACAAGGCTAAGGATGAGCTTGTGGACAGGGCCGCGCAGAGGGACTCGCCTGATGGAGAGCGGAGCATGAGGCGGTGTGTTGAGGCGTTCAATGCGCTGTATGGGACGAGCCTGACGGAGACTCAGGGCTGGCAGTTCATGAGTCTGCTGAAAAAGGCCAGGAGTGTGCAGGGCGAGTATCGTGAAGATGACTACGTGGATGACGTTGCCTATGCGGCGTTAGCAGGCGAGGCTGAGAGCATGTAGGCGTTTTATCGCGTTCCTTTTGGACAAAAAGGGGTGCCCCCTAAAGGGGCGCCCCTTTTTTATCAGGTCGGCCTCTTTGCGCACTCGACGCCACCGTACTGCGAGTTCTCGCACTCGAATTTTGAGTCGTAGCAGTCAGAGGTGAGTTCTTCGGTGAATCTACCGACACGGCACCAGCGCTCGCCGGAGAGCGTCTCGTAAGCAATGAACCCGACGAGGGCCAGGATGAGGGTCAGCAGGGTGATGATGACGTTCTGACGGTTCAACACGGGCTCCAGTGTATGTGTGGACATACGAGTCTTGTTGACTGTCGTGTCGCCGTCAAGCGAGTGGCTGGACTACTTTTTCTTGCGGTTTTTCTTACTGTTCGGGAAGCCGCGCTTCATGGCTCGGTAGGACTTCTCGGAGACCGTGCTGTTTTTCTTCGAGCGGCTGGTGCCAGCACGGCGGCGCTTGTTGATGTTCTCGTAGAGACTCATGACTGATTCCTTACTGAAAGACGCCCTTCTGGGCAAGCATGATGCCATGCTCGTCGTGTGGCTCGTAGGCAGGGCCATCGGTGAGTGATTGCCATGTTTCGAGCATTGTTGCCCGCTGCCTGACCGACTCGATCTTCTCCTTTGAGAGATAATTGTAGTAGGGAGTTTCCACAAGCTCCTCGCTGGCAGCGACGATTCGCTCGAACGACTGCATGACTATGACTGCATAGTCTTCGACTTCGGGCCAGTCTGAGGGGCGTTCGTGGACGGGGATGAATGGCGTGTCTGTACGTTCTGGATGGTATGACTTGAGCCAGACGCCGAAGTGCTTTTTGTTCTGTTCCTCTGTCCACTGCGCAAGCTGTTCCGGCGACAGGCCTTCGATGTTGGTCAGGGCAATGATGTGGGTCTGGTTGGCGCTCGGTGGGAACGTCGCCTTGATCTGGGTGACGATTTCGAGATCGTCAGTCAGATGAATCATTGCCTGGCCTGACTCCCATTCGTGGCCAGCGAACGGGCAGACTGGCATGCCGCCATGCTCTAGGGACTGGGTTTCGAGGCAGTTGTTCGACCATTTGAATAGGTCGTGTGCGATTAGCGTAGCGGTCTTTTCCCACTGATCCATGCGACAAGTACCTTTCGTTCGCCGAGCCATACAGGTGTTGCTCGGTGGAGTAAGTGGCTGGGGAATACGGTCATGCAACCGCGCTGGCGAAGCGGCCCTGACTTGGGGCCATCGCCCTTGATTTGAAGGCGCCCGCCCAGGTGGTCTCTTGGGCCAGTCAAGTTGATGATGGCCGTTAGCTTTCTGCGTTTGACCGGATCGCTTCCGTTGTCAGTATGCCAGCGAAAGAAATTGAGTGGGCCATACCGCAGGTATTGAAGGGGTTCCATCGAGTCGACTTCAAAGCCAAAGCGCTTGTCGTTGACCTGGCTCACTGTGTTCCAGATTCGGGAGAAAAGGTGGTCCGTGTTCCGGTTCTGATGGAGCCAGCCTGATGTGCAGCGCCTGACGGTATTGCGGCTGATGCTCGACTCGCCGTCGGGAGAGAGGACTTGGGCAGCGCCTGCTTCGATGTGATCGGTCATTCGGACGATCTGGTCCATCTGCTCGTGAGTGAAAACGCTCGGGAATGTGGCGAACTCGTTAATGTGCATGAGTTATCCGTGAGTGTTTTTGAGGTAGTGCTTGTAGAGCTCAAGGAAGTCGTCGAGGCGCATGTGTACAAGGCTGTCTCCTGTCCGTTCGTAGTTTCTTCGCTCGATGACGACAGGATGCTCAGGGGCGTATGACTCGGTTGCATTGCGCTCGGCCTGCTCGAGCGCTCGGCGGCTGTTGAGGCGCTCTACGCGTTTCGCTTCGATGAATAGGCCAGGAGTGCCGATGATGTCGCAAATGGCTGGCATATCGACTAGACCACCGCCTGACAGGGGTGCTCTCGAGGCTTCGAGGCCAGTTGCGGTGTTGATGTAGCAGGCAAGCTCGCGCTCGTAATTACTGCCCTTTCGCTGCGCGCTGCTCAATCTTCATATCCCATTTCGGCTCTGCACGGGCGGCAGAAGTACCAATTCTTAGGGCGCCTCTCAGTGCTTCCGCAGGCCATGCACGGGCGTTCCCATTGAGCGACTTCGAACTCTCTGCTGAGGACGTATTTCGCGCCGCTGAACTGCTGGAGGCCCTCTCGGGCGAGGATGCGCTTGAGGGTGTCGACGCAACACCCTATCTCGCTGGCCATGTGGGTGTAGGTGTACTCGTGGTGATGCTGATGAAGCCAGCTTCTGTCTGCGTCACTCAGGTTGACGGTTTTGGGCACGGCTACCACCTCCTGCGTTGAAGGGTGGTGCAGGACCTCAGCCGGTTCCCGAGTCGAATCAGAAAAATAGAGTGAGGCCAAGCACCTACAGCGATAGTAGACACCTTGAGACACCTATTCAAGCACTGGGGTGTTGAAAGTTGCAGAGCCCCGTGTTAAAAAAGACGCGACTAAAGTCGCTCTTATTCGAGCGTCGTCGACCCCTCTTGGGGTCGCCGACGCGAAGAAAAAGATAAAAAGACTTGTTGGAGAGAAAGTCAGAATGACTTTCCTTAGTCTTTTTTAACATCATGCGAGAAATTTTATGAGCGAGCCCCGCTACATCGGCGTTGATCCGGGCATGTCCGGCGCCATCGTTGTCATGGACCAGTCGGCTGGATTCATCGACTACTGCCTTTGCCCCAAAACCGTCGTCGGCAAATCGAACCGCGTCGACGTCCCTTCCCTCGCCGCCTTTCTACGTGAGCAGGAAGACATCACTGGCGCTTTCATCGAGAAAGTTGGGGCAATGCCCGGACAGGGCGTCAGCTCCATGTTCTCTTTTGGCCACTCGGCTGGCGCGGCCGAAGGGTGCGTCGCTGCAATGGGCATACCGATCACTCATGTGACTCCTCAGTCCTGGAAGAAAAAGTTCTCTTTCGTGGGCAGCGACAAGGACGCTCCCCGCTCCAAAGCAGCGTTGCGCTACCCGGATGTCGATGTACTGAGGAAGAAAGGCAAAGGCCAAGCAGTCGCGGACGCCATATTCATCGCGCTGGCCGGGATGGGGTATTCGTTTTGAAGCCAGAAGAAAAAGCTGAGCGTTACCGGCAGTGGAAAGCAAGCAAAGAGACCGCTGAGCCGCTCATGAAGCCGGTTGCGGAGGAAGATAAACCGCCTCTACCTGAAGAGCCTGAAATGTCAGACGCAGAGGCGGTTCGAAGGCAGCGGAATCGAGAGCAGTACCCGGATATTGCCGCCTTTTACGATGACTGTCGGCGCTACTTCGGCGCCGACGTTGCCATCATTGATCTCAAAGAAGTCAAACCTCCAGCCAATCCTTGATGAGACGAGCCGGTCGTCTCAGGATGGCCGCGATGTTCTCTGGCTCCCATCCATCGAGGGCCATGTCCTTGGCCCGCTGCTTGGATGAGCGACTCGAGACGAGATATTGGTCGTTGGTATGATTGTTGTCGCCAAACCCGAGCCATTGAACCCGGTCATGCAAATCAGTCCACTCGCGCACCTTGCCGTATCGCGCTTCTACGACCATTCCAAGGCGCCCGTCAGTAGGTAGCTTCCCTTCCAACTGACTCCACACCGGCTGCTCATAATCGCCGTCATACAGACCTGCGTTTTGCTTGGCCGTCTGCTGGTCATCGAAGACCTGGGTGATCCTGATCTGCGTCTCGAGAACGGTAAGCTGGTTGGTGCTGCCTGCCTCACGGCCAATGCCGCTTTCCCCCGGCTTGTTGCTGTGATGCACAAGGATGACGGCCAGTCCGGCGTTTCTCAGGCGTGTAGCCAGCTTGTTGATCTGCGCCCACTCGTCGGCATTGTTTTCCTGCAACCCCGGATAGGCGCTTCTGATCGTGTCGAGAACGACCACGTCGGGTTCTGACCACTCGATCCAGCCCTGGAGGCGCTGGAGCCCCTCTTTCCGACGAAGATCAACGTCTGCATCGTCGACGAATGGCGTCCAGATGTTGAAACGATCCTGCGTATCTCCGTGGACGTTCCTCAGCTCCATGAGGCGTCGGGCGATGGTGCCCATACCCATTTCCCAGTCCATGTACAGCACACGGGCTGGTCTGGCTATCTCGTATGGCCCGAAATATTTCCGACCGCTGGCCAATGCTGCCATTGCATGCTGAACGAACAGGCTCTTGCCGTGGCCGGAGTACCCATAGACCTGAACGATGGTGCTTTTTGGAAGCCATGGCTCGATCAAGTATTCCTTGTTACCTGACTCCTCAAGGAGTTGTTCGGCATCCGCCATGCGGATGAGCCGCTTGCCCGTCGCTGGCTCAGACTGCTGAGCCTGGTGAACATAGGGCTTGTAGATGTAATTGCCTTCCTCGTCGAAGCGGTCGGGATGATTCCTGCGCTCCGCAATCTCCATCGACTCGCAGGTGGCCTCGAACTCGCTCTCTGGCAGGTTCTCATCGAAGAACTCACGCATGAAGGCATAGCCACGAAGCCTTAGATCAGGGCCAAAGTAGCCTTCAAGGATGGACTCGCTGATGTAGCGCATGACGCGCTCGTTGCGCCCGTTGCCGAGTCCCGTCGGGATCGACATGGTGCGGGGGAAGTTTTCGCGGACGAAGTGCGCCGTCCGATCCCACTCACTGAGAAACTCGTCGATGGCCTCGAATCCGCTCAGATCGAGATCGGAGAAGTGGAAATCGTTGTTCGGGTCGCGCTCGTGGAGCGTGGGCCGCCAGTCCTCCCATAGCGGCATGTCGTCGTAGTCGAGCGCAGTCGTGTCGTAGTCCCACGAGTAGTTGTTCGACGGCGGGAGCAGCGCATAACTACCGTCGCCCCGGAAATCCAGCCCCTGTATGCGAGGCCAGTCTGCGCCGCGACTGTTGATCCCCGCTCGTGGACCGCGACGAATCCCGTCACGCGGGTGACGAAAGTATAGGTGACTACCCCGCTTGGTTTTCGCCCTGATCCATGAGCGCATACCGGCATCGAAAGCGGCATGCTCGGCGTCTTCATTGTCGCAGTCCACGACGACTACACCGGATATGGCGCCGGTGACGAGCGCAATGTCGTAATCAGGCCATTTGGTCCACCACTCCTCTACTTCCTCCTCAGTGGGCTGGCGCTCCTGGAATTCTTTCCATGCAATCGCTGGCCGCTTGCCCTCCGGTTTGATCGGGATAACCGACCAGCCGCGTTCCAGATACTCATGCGCTGCGTCTAGCTTGCTTGTCATTTGTCACCTCAAAGTAAGCGTCAATATCTACCTGTGGATAGGCGGTCTTGATTTGCTCGAGGACCCGGCCGGAAATGTACTTACGTCTGATCCAGCCATAAGGAGCTGTCCGTGGGACGCCGATTGACTTGGCCAGATGTGAAGCACCGCCCAGGTCCTCGACCAATGCTTCGATGTTGATTCGGTATTCCACCACTCGCTCCTGAACGGGTTGCGTCTCTAGGTGTATGGTGTACGATACACCCAATGACACCTCACTGACACCCTCAACTAAGGAGGAACGATGGTTGATGAAACCGACCCGTGGCGACTTTTCTCATCCGCTAGCCGAAGCAAAGAGCCTGCTGAAAGCGAGTCAGACGACTCAATCGAGTCCCGTATTGAACGCTTGGCTCAGGAATATGCAGAACTTGAGAAGCACCGAGCGGCGATTGTTGAACGCATGGGCTTCCTCACGAGTGAGATTGCGCACTATGCGCCCGAAGACGCCGATGAGCACACTTGGAACACCGAAGCAGCAGATGTCTCGGTAGTTCGCGAGGAGCGCTGGACATGGAATCAGGGGGTGCTTCGCGAAATCCTCGGTTCTGATACCGGGCAATGGCCCTCGTACGTGAGGCGGACGCTTCATGTCGACAAGCGCGCATTCAAAAAGCTGGACGCTGAAGAACAGGAGCGTCTCAAGCCAGCCCTCACCAGAAATCTCCAGAAACCCAAGGTCAAGGTGAAGCCCAATGTTCAAAACGATGCAGACTAGCCATATCCAGCATCATGGCCCAACCAAGGTGTTGCTATACGCGCATCACGGCTACGGCAAGACATTCCAGTGCCGCTACTACCAGGCCCGGTACGGAAAGGGTCTCATCCTTTCCGGCGAGTCGGGTTTGAAGTCCGTGGAAGACGTCGACATCGACTATGTGCCGTTCACCTCATGGGACGGGAAGCATGACCCGGACAATGGCGTGTTCTCGTTCCGGGGCATTATCAAGATGCTCAACTCCGAAGAATTTCGGGAAGCTGGCTACAAGTGGATTGCGATTGACTCACTGACGGAGCTCTCCGAACGGTTGGTCGAGCACCTCGAGCACGAATTCAAGGACGTGACCAACGCATTCGCCATGTGGGGTGAATACAACCGCATGATGATTGGCGCCCTCAAGTGGATTCGCGACATGGACATGCACGTCTATGTGACCTGTCTGGCGAAAGAGGAGAAGGACGCCAACGACGTGACTCAATACTGGCCGCTCGTTAAGGGCCAGGCAGTAGCCAAGCAGATCCCGGCGCTTTTCGATCACGTTCTCTGCGGCGTTCGTGTCACTGAAAAGACCAGCGAAGGCATCCCGAAGGTCAAGCGCTTTGTCGTTACAGACGAGGTTTCAGGCTGGCACGGGAAGGTTCGCGATCCACGCAACCGACTGAAACCGTATGAGCAGGTTCAGGACATCACCGAACTATTCGCCCGTATGGCTCGAGAGGACGAGCAGACGAGCACAAACACTACCGATGACAAGGAGACGCAGTAATGTCTGACTGGAACGGCTTTCCATCGCTCGATCTTTCCGGCGTCGAGGAAGACAAGGGGTATCGCCGCCTTGAACCCGGCGAGTACATCGTCAAATGCACTGAAGCGAAGGTTGAATCTGTTGGCGATACCTCCAACAAGAAACTGGTCGCTGAGTTTTCGGCTGACGATGGCAACATCCGCCATAACTTCAACATCCACCACTCCAACAGCCAGGCTCAGGAGATTGGCCTCCGCCAGCTCAAGACGTTTCTTGTGTCTTCAGGCCATCCCAACCCGGACAAACCCGGCGACGTGACGTCGATGGTTGGCTTGACCTGCAAGGTTTACGTCGGGATGGGCAAGCCGTGGCGTGACCGGAATGGTGTCGAGCGTCAGAACGCGGAGATTAAGCGGTTCATGCCTGTAGGCGATGGTCAGGAATCTGCTGGCGCCAGCGCGCCCAGCACTCAGGACCCGGATGACCGAATCCCGTTTTAACATCTGACCGTTCAAGGGGAGCATCGCGCTCCCCTTGAGGAGAATCCTCAGTGGACGCACAAGAAATCATCGAAGCAATCGACGATGGATACGAGCGTGAATCGGAAGGAAAGTCGAGGGCGTACATCGGCGCCAGCATTGTCGGCAACTCGTGCGAGGCGGTACTGGCATTTAATCTCCGAGGCTTTCCTAATGATCCCCCGGCGCCAAAGCTGAAACGCATCTTCCAGCTTGGCCACGTTCTTGAAGACATGGTCGTTAGCGATCTCAAGAAAAAGGCCAGGGTGAATGTTTTCGAAGTTGATGGGCTGACTGGCAAGCAGCATGCCTACGAGGCGCTAGGCGGCCATATCAAATCCCACATGGATGGCCATATCGAGATCAATGGAGAGGTCCATGTCCTCGAGGTGAAGTCGATGAATGACGCCAGCTTTGAGAAATTCAGGAAGAACGGCGTCAAGATCAGTCACCCCCAGTACCACGCTCAGGTAACACTGATGATGGGCATGTCTGGCATGAAAAAGACATTTCTCATCGCAGTGAACAAGAACACAAGCGAGTACCACGCAGAGATCGTCGCCTACGATGATCTTGAATATGGCTTTCTCGAGGAGAAAGTAAACCGTGTCCTTTCTGGACAGGCACGGAAAATATCAGAAGACGAGACCGATTGGCGCTGTCGTGGGTGCTTTAAGCGAGGTGTCTGTTGGGGCGACCGCGAAGTCCCAGTTGCTTGCTCAACTTGTCAGTACGCCTCGCCTTTGGCCGACGGCGGGTGGCACTGCCACAAACATGACACAAGGGCGACCGCTCCATGCAGTGACTACCAGCGTTACGCGCCGATCCCGAAACAATCATGAGCACAGAGGTTGTCATCATGACCATGGATGAATTGCTGGACTCGTTCTATGACGTGAAGATCAAGGCTGCGAATGTTCAGCGCGAGATCGACGACATGAACAACATCATCGACTCAGTCACTGACCGGCTCAATGAGCTGGACCGTATGCCAGAGTCGTACAGGAAAACGCAGGAATGGAAAGACAGCTACGTTCGCGCTCGCGACAAGCGTAGGCTTACAAGAGACCAGATTTCAGAGCGGCTCCAGCAGCTCCGGCATCTTGAGGCAAGCGCCGAAGCGACTCGTTTGACTATCGAGTTTGGAGCGATCGAAGGGGGCTGAGCCCCCTTCTCTTATTGCAGAGAACTGGTAAACCCGCCCCCACCGCTGTCGCGAGACGACTCTCCTGCCACGTTGTCGACAATCCCTTCTCTGACAGACCTGAGTCCGCCAAGAACAGGAATCCGTGTAGCTGCCTCTCGAGCGGCGGCGCGCTCCTTGGCGTTACTGTCGTCGTTGCTATCGAGAAGGCCAGCACCGATCTTCACTCCGCTTATCGCAGCGCCGTATGACGGTCCAGCGAATGTTGAAGTCACCCTGACTTCGCCATAGCTTCCGTTGTCGACTTGTGTTGCGACGTTGTAGATCACGTCGCCGATCAGGCCGAGCCCGCCCATCTGCATCATGCCGTCGACATACCAGCCGAGGAACTCATCCTTGGAACCATGAATGTCAGCGTTGTACCCCATGGATTCGAGGACGTTAGTCAGGTTTCGCTCACGAAGCTCAGCATCCCGGCCGTCATCGCCGCCACGCATCTGCACGATGTCTTTCGTGGCAAGCGCCCCGGACCCGAATGCAGGGCCAAGCGTTGCGAGGTAGAGCAGCGGCCGGATATTGCCATCCCTCGCCTCTTTCACAAGATCACGTCCCATTCGGGCCATCATCAGCGGGAAAGACTTGAGCTGGAAGATCAACGCGCCCCATGGCGTCTGCGCCCACATCGGCACGTCGTTCGGGTTGGGCACGAAGATCGCGTCGTCTGCAAACTTGAGGATGCCAAGGCGTACCTGGTCGTCTGTCTCGAGCAGCTTGCGGTTGGAAAGACTCTCCCTCGCCTTTGACCCGGTTGGCAGATACTCACCCAGGCCATAGCGATTCAGGAACCGGGCCGCCTCCTTGTAAGCGCGGTTCTGATTCGCGATTGGCTGGTTGGCCTTGTGGTTCTTGACCGCCTTGGTCTGCATGGTCTTGAAGGTCTCATGGCCAACAGCGCCAGCGATCCGACGGTTCATGTCTGTCCAGGGCGTCAGCATGGTGGCGTTGAAGAAGCTGTTCGACAGCTTGTTATCGACAGCCCCGTACATGTAGATCATCCGCTCATGGACAATGCTCTCCATGGCAACGCCGACGTTCTCGAGCATGCGGCGGTAGTCGGGGTCCTGGGCATACTGTTTCACCGCCTTCGACCAGCTCTGCATCGACCCTGAACGGATCATCGGCAGGGCAACGTCACCGAGGGAAGTGAGCGTTGTGAAGCCAAGCAGGCTGATGTTGTTGAAAGAGCGCATGAACTTCGAGAAGTTGCGGACGCCTTCACCGCCCGTACCGAGCAGCGGCTTTTTCATCGCAATGTCCATCGACGACTCGAGGAAAGCAAAGTCCTTCTGTTCGAGGTCAGACGGCTTGCCTTTGAAGTCGTCCAGCGCCCCAAGGATGGAATCAACGCGGCGCGCATAGGTCTCCGAGCGAAGACCTTCTGTCGTCTTCGGGGCGATCTCCTCAAGCATCTGCCTGGCAGCGGCCGTGCCCTTTTCCTGGTGTGCTGCCACCAGCTCTTTTACGAAAGAACGCGCACGACCCTGGTCGCCCTCGAAAGGCATGGGCGCAGTTTCTGTCACTGTTGGCTCGACGACATACCCGTCTTCCGTGATTGCGCGGGTGTCGCGCCGGAACACCTTGTTGTTGGATAGAAGACGAGCAATACCGTCAGCGCCCTGCTCTGCGGTCATCAGGTAGTCGTAGAAGCCATGATTGTTCACGCCAAACTTCTCGGCATGACTGATTTTTCGAGTGCTCCCTTCCATGTATTTAACGAGAAGCGACTCGATGTCGTCTTCGAGGAAGCCTTCCAGCATCTCCATGGCTTCCGGGTGCTTTTCGAGCTCGACAACACGGCTGTAGTCGACATTCTCGAAGCGAGGGCTGCGGGAACCGCCCCGCACCGGGACGAATGTCCCGTCTGCCTCATTCCCGGCAAGGCGCTCGTAAATGCCAAGGGCGAAGTCCTTTGCTTCGTCACTCGATGCCTCCTGACCACGAGAAGCCTTCTCCATGAAGTAATACTGCTCCATGCCAGCGAGAAACTGGTCGCGGTTCTTGCGGATGCGCTCAGGGCGCCAGACCTGCGGCATGTAGTTGGGGCCACGGTCGCCGACGTGAATGCCAAGGCGCATCATTTCATTGCGCTCATTGACCATGTAACGGCGGATGCTCTGGTAGACCTCGCGCTCCTGACTGGACAGTGCTTTTTCCTGCCTCGATCCATCGCCCCGGCGAAGCGCCCGGACAATGCGGCCATAGCTCTTTGGCTGCTCCTGTTTGATGCTGCCAGTCGACTCCCTGGCCCAAGCTCGAACCTTTCCGTCTGCGTCTGGAAGTGCGCGAAGCGCATGATGGATCGGCATGTACTTCTTCGCGAACTGATTGTGCAGGTCCGGGAAGTGACCCTTGTACCAGTCAGCAACCCAGCGTGCGCCAAGGTCGCGCATCCTCGAGGACTGAGACTGGAGGAACCAGAACGGCGACTGCTTGCGCATCGACTGTTCTTCTTTGGTGTCGAGACGGCGCCCGCGCATCTTCGACATGACTGCGCTGGTCAGCGAAGGTGTGGCGCCGCGAGTCTCGAGCGACTCACCAAAGCGGCCCGGATTGATTGACTCGATATTCTCCACGTTCTCGTTGATGATGCTGTCCACTACGGCGCCAACTTCGCCCTTGGGCAGTCCAGCGCTGTCTCGGTAGTAGAGGCGCTCATCCGCAGCGTCAAACTCGGCTGCCTCGATGTGCTTGACGTTGCGGGAATCAAATACAACCAGCCCGTCGTAGACCTTCTGGGACGGTTCATAGGTGTTTCCATTGGCCATGACGTCTGCGTCAGTCGTGTCGACGCTGTTTCGGTGCGTTGCCAGAAGACCGTCATAGCCCATGTCATCCAGCATCTCGTTGATCTCTGTCTTGGCTTGAACCTGGCTTCGGCCGGAACGCTCAAGGACATTCACGAGTGCCTTATAAGTCTGGGCGCCATCTTTCGGGCCGTCGCTGAAAGTGCGAACAAGTGCCCTGTATCCGTCGTTGTTAATGATCTCGACCATGTTCATGTAGTCGAGCATCGACCGAATCAACGGATCATCAATGGAGTCGAAGCGCGCCGTCTCCCGGAAGTCTGCGGGATTGCGGACGCGCGTGTAGAGCGGCATGACGAGCGGGTCAGGCTCGACGCCTGCGGCGGCAAGACGCTTGACGATTGCCTGCTCCTGATCGACCGCTTCGTCCATGATGGTCCGCATCGTTTCGAGGACCATGTCGGGCTTGCCTTCAGCCTTGGCCTGGCCATAATTGGCGCGGCCATCGGCGATCTGGCGACGGACCTGATTCAGCGTAGCCGCGTCTAGGACCAGCTCGTTTTTCTTCTCCTGCGGAAGATCGAGTTCGTCGATCTGGCTCTCGAACGCCCGCTGAGTCGGGCGCCGTGAATAGACCTGATTGGCAACCTCCGGGTTGTCGGCCAGGTAGACGCCAGGGCCAAAGTTGCCCTGATCGCTCACGCGAAGGACTGCGTCAGGGTTGGCGTCACGGCGCAGCTTATCGCCTCGAGGCGTGCCATGGTAGTACGGCACGAAGCTGTCAGACTCCGCGTCGTAAGAAAGCCCGTCGCCAACGTAAGCCTTGATCTTCTGAAGCCTTGCGGCCGGGGAAGACATGATGCTGTCCATAACAGCATCAGGCGCCTCAATCGGCGACATTGCAGGCGACTGGATACGGCTGATTGATACTGGCGACTGGCGCGGGCGCTCGTGCATGTCGCCATAGAACAGGAGGCGCCGGAACTGCTGTTTGATGTCGTTCCGGCCAATCATGCCGTTGACCACGTAGGCAACGTATTCGACGGCACGGTCAATGGCACGTCCAAAAGAGCTGCGCAGCGTCAGGTCGCCAACGTCGCCGTCGACTGCCGCCCGGTGAATGTCCCCCTTGGCAACACGCTCGCCCATGTACTGAGCCAACTGCTCGGCGAACCACTCCTCGGCAAGCAGGTCTTCCTTCGTTGCCGTGATCCGATTCTGGTACTTCGGGCCATAAGCGGCCTCAACACGCTTTTTCGTGCTGTCGTTGGCGAACCGATAGCTCTGGCGGATCGCATCAATCTCGCGCTCCCCAAGGATGCCGGAGCGGGCGACGACATGACCGATCTCGTGCATGACGTCGAACGGTGAGACGTTCCCTTTCGTCAGGCCAATGGCCATGCGGCGCATGTCACGGCGAAGCGTTTTGAACTCGGGCGCCCGCATGTCAGCAAATACAGCATTGCCGACGCTCGTCGGATCGACTCCAGCGAGCTGGGCGATGTCACTGCTGGTCATGACATTACTGTCCTGGATCGTCCCACGGGCAGCCTTGCCCATGAGATTGACCATGCGGTACGTCATCGTCCGAAGCGTCTGCTCGACTTCAGGGTCGCGATGCGTCATGTAGGAAAGCAGCTCACGAACCGATGCGCGGGCGCTCGGCGGGACTGCGTCATTCGTGGCAAGGCCAATGTCGTCGGCCTGCTCCTGTAGGATCGAGCGGTTCGTCTGGCTGAAGACAGGCTGGATCAGCTTCTCGCCAGTCTTCTTGCGCTTCTTGTTGGCTTCTCGGCGACGGAGCTCGAACGAGAGACGGTCGATCTGATTTGAGTCGGACCCTGTAAGCGCCTCAAGCAGCGCAGATTGCAGGTCGGACCCTCCCATGTTCCGAATCTCTGGGGTGATGGCCACCTTTTTTGAAGGAAGCGGAGCAGCCTTTTCCTTGCGAAGCATCTGGATGGCGATCTGGTCGCCGCGCTTTGTGCCGCGATGCTTCATGTACAGCGAGCGAAGATCGTCGAGCGACTTGGTCTTCAACTCCTCTGCAACAGCCGGATCAGTCTTTACGGCTGCCCTCGATGCACGCTTTGCAGGCGGCGTCTTGGCCGTCTTCCTCGCTTCGCGGCTTGCAGCCTCTTTCTTGCGAGTCTGTTTTTTCTTTTCAGCGCGGACTTCCTTTGACGGCGGTTCGGCCTGGGACCCTGCGGACTCAGTTACTTCAGGACGGTGGCCAGGGACCATGTTTCCCGATTCTTTCCGCCGGTAAGAAGCCTCCATGGCTGTTTGCAGATTGCGAACAAGACGGCTGACCGACGCGCCTTCCGGCTGCTTGATGCGGGCAGGAAGACCGCGCTCGGGAGTAAACTGGCCAGCGTAGCCGTTGTGATAGTAGTCCCTGAGCATGTCAGCGACTGCCTGCGGGTCCTCGACTTCAATCGCACCCATGTCCACCCATTCGGGCGGAGTTCTTGATAAATCGCCAGCGCCATCTTCCGATGCAAACGGCTTGCCCGACACGATCTCGTTGATGTCGTCGACTCGCTGATTGATGAGCCGGATGTAGCGCTTGAATGGGTCAAATACGCCGGTGTTCGGACGCTCCTCTGTGCTGCCTCGAGGGGCAGTTGAAAGGAGATAACGGACCAGTTCGCCATGGGCGGTGATGATTGCGTCAGCACTGTCCCGATTGAATGCGTCGTCGATGTCCCTCTGTAGCTGCTGCAACTCGACATACCGCTTCTGGATATGGCGACCAAATTCGGACGATGGCTGAGAGTCGACGCCAAGGCGGACTTTCTGCGCTTCTTCAGGTGGCAGAATCTTGGCGAACAGCGGCTCAAGGTCCGCATCAATCTTGGCGCCGTGATAGAAGCGGTCGAATACCGCCTTCACGTAGCGCGTGATCTGCCGCCAGAAAGACTCGTCTTTCATGATCTCCGGCGCCTGGCCACGCATCGCCCAGAGCTCAAACTGGTTGGCGAACAGCTCCTGCGGAGACTCCATCGAATTGGAGCGGAGGACGTTTGTGCCGCCATTTTCGTCTCTGAAGGTCTGGCGGCCAGGCTTCGGAACAGCTTCGTCGATTGCATCCCGGTCCAGGCTGCCGCTTTCCTTGTAGTAGCGCTCGGCGCTACGCCAGAAGTCAGCGCGGTCTTTCGGCGTGAGAATGTTGAAGTACGCCCAATGGGCGACTTCGTGATAAAGCGTTGCCAGACTGGGTGTTATGGAAGTCTCGTCAGGGGTAAGCCGGATAGCTTCACTGATCCTGCCATCCTGAGTCCCCGAAATGCGGAGCGAATTCTTGCCTTCTCCGTCAATAAACTCAGGTGCCCGGTTCGGATTGCCACCGAGGCGGGTCAACAGGTCCTCGGCGGCACGAACCTCCTCAGTGTTCAGGCCACTGAAAAGGCTGCGTACAGAAGCAATCGACTCGTCGCGGCTTGTCGCGTTGAGGGTGAAGCCCTGCGGTGCTTCAGACTGGATGCGCTCATAGAGAATGCGAAGCCTTTCGGACTTCTCTCTGTGCAACTCAAGAGTCGGCTCCCAGCGCTTGCTCTCCGTTGCTCTCGCGGCAAGGTAAAAGTCTGCGAGCGTGTAGTCCTTGTTCTCGGGGTCTCGAGAGAATTTTGAGTGAGAAAGCCTTATGGCCATCCCCTCGTCTTCGGTGACATCCGTGATCCTGTAGTCGCGGAGATCATCGACATTGAGCGGTCGGCCAGCACCTGTAGCATCGCCCGACTCGTAGAGGCCGCCAGGCTGAGGCGTTTCCCCGGTGTCTGTCTGCTCTAGCTGATTGAAAAGACGCTGACGAGCGCCTCGGCCTCGGACGGCGGACTGGCGCGGCGCGTACCGCGCTTCCCAGTTTGCCGGGTCTGACTTCGGACCCTTGCTACCAATGATGCGGCGAATATCTCCACCCTCATCGGCCTGGCGTGGAGACATCATCCGAACGTCGCTCGGGTCTGTCTTGCTCCTGACGATGAGCAGCTTGTCGCCCCGTGTCAGCGGAATTGCTTCTGGCGCGACGGTCTCTGTGTCTACAGGGCGGGCAACCTGCGGCTCGGGTGTGTCCCCGTTGTCGTTCGCCCGCTTGGTGTCTATCGCCTCGCCACGACGGATAGCGGCGACTGCATCCATGAAGCCAGATGAGTCACCTGACCGGGCGTACTCCGCCATCAGGTCTCGAATCCTGGCTTCAGTGTCTTCAGGCGTTTGCTCCTGGGTCGGCGTCCGATCCTTGGATTTCTGCGGCCCGTCACCACGGACTTCCATGGCCAGTTCGCGTGACTCGTAAGCGCGGCCGGTCATCGGGTCAGCGTAAGCGGTCTCGCCTTTGCCGAAATTCTTCGTGCCTTCCTCGCGAGTCATGACCTTTGTTCGGCCCGTCGTCTGGAATGGCGTGATTCCATTGCCCTGGCGAGCCTTGATGAGCGCCGCTTCAAAGCCAAATTCGCTTGGCCTGACCTGATTGCCACCAGTGACGGTGTACTCTGAGTCGCGGCCAATTCGGGTGCCCCGGCGCAGGAAAGACTGGATACGGCCGGTGTTGGTCCGGCCAGCCTGGGTGAGATTGCCAGCCTCCTCGGTGCGGCGCCCGGTGTTGCGGATCGTATCGCCGCCAGTAGTGGCCTGCGCTTCACCAGACTGAATCTCACCGCGCGCAATCGTATCGGCGGCCTCGTCGGAAAGGTCCGGGTTGTTCTTCCTGATCTCTCGCTTGCGGCGAAGGACTTTCTGCTGGAACGTCTTTGTCTCACCGTCGATATTGCTCCGACTGGCGTTATCGACTGAGTCTTCCGCATCGCTGCGCTTTTTGATCTCGTCGAAAAGCGCCAGCATGTCCTGCGGGTCGGTCTCCCAACCCCGGCTCGAATCGCGGCTGGCGATCTCGATAAACTGGCGGACAACGGCATCATCCGCCTCAAGAATGCCGACCTCGTCGATAATCCTGGACAGTTCTTCCTGAGCTTTCTCCGCATAGGCGTCCTGCGCTTCCTGCGAGCGGGCCTTGCGGCGAACCTCCTCGGTAATGACGCCCTTGGTTACGGCGCCCGACTTGCTCTTGCTCTTGCCATCGAGACGGCGGTAATCAACGCCGTCGGCCAGGGCGCGGCCGCGCTGGCGAGTTGAAATTTTGACGTCTGATGGTGCGGGCAGATTCTTCTCTGGCGCTGCATCGACTTCTGGCTCTGCCGGTGCAGCCTCGGCCTGCGGTGTTGCTTCTGGCTGGCCACCCGTCTCCGCAGTTTCTTCAACCCGAGCAGCGCGCACGTCGCGCAGGACTTTCTTGATCTGACGCTCGGATCGCTGGATCAGACGACCGGAGCGGCCGTACTCAACACGGCCGGACGCAAGAAACGCCTGAAGGTCTGACTCGTTGAGACCCTCTTTCTCGAGCAAGCCAATGATGCGCTCACGCTGTCCATCGCTTGCATATCGGATGGGCTCGTTCTGTGTCTCTGCCTCTGGCTGGGCAGGCTCTGCCGCTTCAGTATCGGCTTCGGGGGCCTCGGGTGCCTCGGGCGCGTCGCCCGAACCCGTTTCAGGATCGGCGCCCTGTTCTGGCTGAGGCGAATCGGTTTCTGATTCAGGCGTGCCATCAGGTGACTCAGCGTTCATTTCTTCACGCATCGCCCGGATGCGCTCGAGAATGGCATCTGCATCCTCGTCAGAATCAGTCTGAGCCATGAGGACGCGAAGGCGGGAGAAGTCGTCTTCAAAACGCGAAAGTCGACGGTCCCGCTGCGACAGGGAACGAACGTCGTTCGTCTCGCCAAGGGCTGCGATCTCATCGCGCTCTTTTTTGAGACGCTCGACCATGCCGCGTAGCTGGGCAACAGCCTGAAGGCGCTGGCGTGTGTCTTTGATGAGGGCTTCGTCTGCGCCACTCATCTGCAAGTCGTCGATGTCTTTTCGGTAGGCGCTGATGTTTGCGTCAAGGACACGGTCTACGTCAGCGAACTCGCGGTCGATAGCCTGTTCCGGCGTTTCTTCCTGTTCGCCTTCCTGCTCGCCCTCGGCCTGCCCTTCCTGGCTTTCTGATTCCTGCGGAGTTCCTTCCTGGCCTTCTACACGAGAAGCTGTCCCACGGCTGATGATTGCTTCAACTTCTTCCGGGGCCAGCGTACTGATCTGCTCAGGCGTGTAGCCGAGTTCTGCTAACTGATCGGCCTGACGTGCGCCCTGACGGCCACCAAAAGCACCCGCCGTTCCACCAATAAGGCCACCAACACCGCCGCCAATACCAGCGCCAAACGCAGTGGCACCTGCCAGTCGCCCGGTGCTGAATTCTTCCTGAAGACCAAGCTGGACGTCCCTGACCTGCTGAGACGTATTGACGGCCGCTTCCTGGCCGCCACTAATGAGCGCCTCTGACTTGGCGCCTGTCTTGGCACCTTCCTTGATACCCGAACGAAGTGCGTTTTGGCCAGCTACCTGAGCCGTGCGGCCAGCAATCCGGGCTTTCGATAGGGCGTTGAGGCCAGGGACGAAATTGATTGGGTCAGAAAAAATGGCGGCAGCAGCGTCGATTGCCGTCTCGCCTGCGCTGCGCTCATCGCTATTCCAGAACCATGGCTGGCTACGGTAAGCCTTCTGGAGTCGACGGAGGCGGCTGCGTTCAGCCTCGCCTGCTGTCGTCGCTTCGACAGCATCCTTGGCAGCGCTTAACGTGTTGAGATCGCCCCAAATCTGATCGCTGTAGAACTTGTCGATCAGATCGTCGTCGTCGAGATTGTTGCCGTACTGTTCGCGGAGGTCCTGAAGAAAGCGTGGGTCCCGGAGGATGGCTTCAGGGTCAGGGTTGTTGGTGTAGTCATCACGCTCGGCGGGATCGAGCGTTACACGGTATTCGTTACCAATGCTCTGCGGGTTTTCAAAAATGCCCATCGCAGCGGTTCTCCAGTTATCCGTAGGCGATAACGCCTACGGTACTGGGGGCGCTGCCTATGGTCGTCCTATCGCCCTTCTCGCCGACGGTTCCCGGAAGTTGATTCAGGCGTGTCAGTGAGGTCGATATTCATGTCGCCAGACCCTCGCCGTGAAGACTGTCCGCCCATCGTTCGAGGCTGTACGAGTGTATCGCCCCTTAAAGCGCCGCTTCGGGTTCCTCCGATGCCAGACTGATCTACAGTTGCCTGACCTTCTTCCTGTCGAGACTGAAGCTGGACGGCCTTTTCGTCTTCAATCTGCACCTTCAGCTCTGCGGCGCGGTTGCGGGCCTGAGCGATAATTCGCTCGGCTTCACGCTGAAGCCTCGAGAATTCCTGCTCGCTCCAGCCACCGTCGCCAGGCTTCAGCCAGATGTTTCGGCTTTGACGGAACTGACGCAGCTTGGTGGCCAGATCGGCCTCAACCTGCTGGATTGTGCGCTGGTAGACCGCAAGCTCTTGTTCCTTTCTGGCAAGACTTTCTGCGTTCTCAACAGATTGCGCTTCAGATTCCAGACCGCTGGCGACGTTAGAAGTCAGCTCATCGCGAAGGAGTTTCGTGTTCTCCCGCATCGTTCCAGCAGGGAACGGATTGCCCGCTTCCATGATCTCGCCCTGACGGTCTTGTACGGGGCGAGCAACCTGACCGAAGGTCGGGTCGGCGGCAATCTCAGACACGGCGCTGGTGGGTGTGATTTCACCATCTTCCAGGCGCCCAAGAATGTCATTGCTCTGAATCGCGCGCTCAAACGCGCCCTGAACGGCTGAAGACCAGTCAAAGCGACGGGCCAGGTTGCTGGCAAGCGTTGCAACCTGCTCGTTAAAGAGCTGGTCATTCGTGTTGAACGCCCGGTCGACATTCTCTTGAGCGTATTCCTGAGCTGCCTCGCGGGAGTTGGCAGCCTGTTTCTGCTCGTACTCTGCGTAGCGCTGATCCTGCGTGCTTTGCATGTCACGAAGCATTGACTCGTAGGTCGCTTCAAGACCGCCTTCACTGAAAGCCAGCTCGTACTCACTCTCAGTTAGGTCGCGCTGGGCAATGTCACGCATGAGGCGAAGCGCTTCCTCTTTATTGCCGCCCCGGACAGCAGCCGAGATACCCGCCCCGATAGGGGTGTTCTCATTCATGAAAACGTCGTTCTTGAACTGCCGGACCAGCGCAAGACGCTGGCTGCGCCTCTTTTCTTCTTCCTGCTGCTGAAGGCGATTGGATCGCTCCTGAGCATTTTGATAAAGGCCGTTCAAAGACTCGTGGTCAGCGCTGGGGAACAGCTCTTTGACGGACTCGACGGGATTCGGGTCGCCCCTTTCAATCGCCGAATCGAGCGCATCGTTGATGGCCATCCTGTTTTTTTGAGCTTCCTGCTGGCGCCTCTTGCGATTCAACTCCTGGATGCGGCTGACAATCGGATTGAGGACAGTCTCGTTGCGGATGTTGAAAGTTTCCGCGATGTCTTTTGCGTCAACCTCCTCACTATCGACCATGTCGACATATTCACGAATCTCGGGAAGTCGGGCCCTGAGCTGTTCGTTGGCCAGCGTGTTGAGTCGGTTGGGCGTGATGTAGGACTGAAGCCTGTTCTTTCCGAACTGCTCCTCTGCTTCCTCGCCGCCAAGTCGCTCGATTAATGTTTCATAGGCGCTGTCGAAGTCGTCATCTTCCATGTTGAGCAAGACGTCGTCAGCCGTGCCCCGCAACTGGCCATCGGTCTGGCCACGGCGTTGCAGACTTTCCAGAAGGCGCTGTTCTTCCTGAGCCTGGCGGACCTTCTCGTTTTGATCGGCCAGCCCACGCAGGACTTCCTCGCTGGGCGCGCCGCCGCGAAGGTAGTTGCTTCCCATCCCATCGCCAGTGTACTGGTCGATGAATGACTGGTACTCATCGAAGGTCGCCGTGGGG